TGATTGAATTAATCAAAGAAAAATCTAAATGAAAAAATCCAAGAAAAAAATGAAGGTTTTAAAAAAAAGAGATGTTAAGAAAAAAGTTGTAAAAAATCTTAATAAAAAAGTCTCGGTAAAATCAACAAAACAAAAAAAGAAAATGGTTATAAACAAAGTTAAGAAAGAAAAGAAAGTTATTCCTATTAAAAAGGAAAAAAATATTAGGAAACCAACTCCTAAAATTATCATTGAAGAACCTTATGTAGAACCTGAATCTCCTAAAAAGAAATCTACAGAAAAGATGTATTTCACTAAGGATACAGAAATGTATATTATTAAATACAATAAAGAAGAAGATCAAAATATCAGAAATGATATTTACGAAACTCATATTAAAAATGCATTTGAAAAGTTGGTAGAAAATGTATTTAACACATTCAAATTTACATATTTTGATAATAGTCCTATTGAAATTCAAAAAGAAACAGTAGCTCATTTGGTTTCTAATATGAATAAATTTGAAGAAGGTAAAGGTAAAGCATTTAGTTATTTTAGTATTGTTGCCAAAAATTATCTTATTTTCCATAACAATGGCAATTATAAAAAATACAATCAACACGTAAACATTGCTGATACTCCGAGTGAATCTTCAGTATGTTTGCAAACCGTTGATCCACATCATAAAGATGTAGAAACCAATGAATTTCTTAAATTGATGGTTGATTATTGGGAAAGAAATGTTGGTCGTATTTTTACTAAACAAAGAGATTTAAATATTGCTAATGCTGTAATAGAATTATTTAGAAACTGCGATAGAATTGACGCATTTAATAAAAAAGCATTATATCTCTATATTAGAGAAATTTCATCATGTAAGACGCAACAAATTACTAAAGTGATAAATAAAATGAAAAGTTATCAAAGAGTAATTGCTCAATCTTATTTAGATAGAGGTAAATTAAATTGATAGTGTAATTATTCAAATCCATATCTATTTATAGGTATGGATTTAGATTTTGAATTATATAAAGGTAAGAAATATTCAAACTTACTTAAAGATGTTGTAATCAATTCTGAACAGAAAAAAGATCAAATTGATATCTTAGTATCTGATTTAAGAAGTATGATTAAAACACCAAATGATGCTATTGTCATCGTTCCTCTCATTAAAGATTACTTGGATGTAAGTGTAAGGAACGATGAACAATTAGTGAAATTAGCAGCAATAGTACAAAGATTAGTGAGCAATGATAATAAAGGTGCTGAAGAAGTAGGTGGATTATCAGAAGAAGAAAGACAACAGTTAATGGCTGAAGTTGGGAAAATCACCGAAACAATGAATACTCCAATAGAAATTAAGAAATAATATGCCATATTTTAATATTAAATCCTCTCCAATTAGTTTTGGACAATTAAACAATATTGGATTATCTGTTGGAAATCAAACAAGTAATACTAATTCCACGAATGAATTTTATGAATTAGAGCCTGCAATCGTATTGGATGTAATCTTGGATGAAACTCATTCTGAAATAGTAAATAAAAGACATTTGGTGGATATTAGAAATATTCCAGCAAACTATAAAAATGAATTGCCTAACCAAAAAGATATAGATTATAGTTATATAGGTGCGTGTAGAGTAAGATTGTGTTTTTCACAACAAGGATTGGAAAAAGAAAAGTTATCATGGGCATTTCCGATGGAATCAACTGGTATAGTAGAATATCCACTATTAAATGAAGTTGTAATTGTTGTAAAGTATTTAGATAAATTGTTCTATACAAGAAAATTAAATTTAAATGGATTTATTAATCAAGAATCTAATTTTCGTCTTGAAAAATTTTATGGTAATAATGATGGAAATAAAGATTTAGTATCGGAAGATGGATTGAAAACAGAATCGGTTGAAGGTCCAGTATCATTAAATTCATTTAAAAAAATTTCAAATAATCAAGTAAAAGGAGTACTTGGTGCTTATTTCTTAGCAAATTCTAAAATTAGAAAATTGAGAAGATATGAAGGGGATACAGTACTTGAAAGTCGTCATGGACAATCAATTCGTTTTAGTGCTTATGATAATATAAGAGAAAATGATAAAGGTTTTTATTCTGATTATAAAGGTGATCCTACTGTAAATAAATCAAATGAAGGTTGTGGAAACCCGATGGTGTTGATTAGAAATAGACAAAGAAAATTATCATTGGATAAACCTATTTCAGATAATTCAAAACTTCCACCTATTCCAGCAATTATAGATTCGCAAAAAAATGCTGGGGGATTAATTGATGAAGATATAAATCACGATGGCAGTTCTATTCATATCACTTCTGGGTTGACTAAATCCAAATGGAGAACAACATGTTATAAATCCATATTTCAACAGGGAAAAGAAGAACAACCATTATTTTCTCCAATTGGTTCTACTGCTTTTAATTTTGATATAGAAAATTTAAAGGGAGATCAAATTGTAATTAATACAGATAGATTGATTTTAAGCAGTAGATTCGGAGAAACACTACATTTTTCAAAAGAAAGATATGGAATTGTAACTGACAGTGAATATACAGTTGATGCACATGATCAAATTGTTATGACTACAAACAATAAAACTGTATTTAATAGTCCTGCCATTTATTTGGGACAATATGGTCAAACCAATGAACCAGTATTATTGGGTCAAACTACTGTGGATTGGTTATACGATTTATGTAATTGGTTATTAAATCACGTTCATTGGTATAATCACACACATCCAAAGACTGGCAATGCAAATCCAAATAAAACTCAAGAATCAGTTCAAGATCAACAATTGAAGTTTTTAAGAGACAATCTTGATAAATTAATGAGTAGACGGGTATTTGTTACAGGTGGCGGATATGCTCCAGGCGTAGATGGTGTAACTCCTGAAGGAATCAAAAATGCAACTGCTCCAATATCAGTGAATATAGTATCAGGTCAAGGATTACCGGGTATATTTAAAGGAAAAGTAAGACGGGAAGGTCCAGTAGAAGTACAATATGAAGAAAGTTAATTATGATTAATAAATTAAAATCATTTGTTGATATTGATCCTGCTTTACCTGGTCCTCCAACTGAAGGATCTAATGGTTTGAAATTTGTTAATGCGTTAAAATCTGATGTTTCAAGTAAAGTGGGTGGTTCAATAGATAAATTTGCATCAAAAACACAACTTTCAATTGGTGATACGGCTGGTAATTTTGTTGGCGGAACAATACAAGGAGTTGGCAATTTTTCAAAAGATGTTTTAAGTGGTGTTGATACTGGTATTTTAGGAAATGCCGCATCTAAAGTTTATGGTGTTGTAGGTAATGTTACATCAAAAGTTGATAGTATAACAGGTGGTGTTATAAGTAAAACAACCGATATTGCAGGTAACATTTTAAATAAAACAGAAAATGTAACAAGTGGAATTACGTCAAAAGTTGGTATGGTTTCTGATACAATTTCAGAAAAAACAGATGGTTTAGTAAACGTACCAGATTATAGTCCTTATAATTTTGATGCAAATAATATAACAAATAAAAATGTAGATCGTTTTACAGGAAAAGTAACAGATAAAGTTACAGATAAAACCGCTTCAGTTATTGGAAATGTTGGATCTAAACCATTAGACGTAATTGGAAAAGTAGAGGATAAATCAATTGTAGTAAATGAAAAAGTAGGAAATGTTATAAACACCGTCTTAGACAGTAGTGTAGGTGAAAAAGTAGGTGGTTATGTAGGATCAAAAGTGGGAGAATCAGTTGGTTCTAAATTAGGATCTACTATTGGTGGATATTTACCTACAAATAAAATAGCAAATACTATAGGATCAAATTTAGGAAGTGTGGGTTCAAGTGTTGGTAAATATACGGGAAAGAAAGTAGGCATTCAGACCCAATCTAAACTTAAACAAACAATAGGTAAACGTGTAAAAGTTGTAAAAATACCAAAATTACCTGATCCATCTTCAATAAATAACAAAATAAATAATACAATAGGTAATATTTAATGATAATTATATAGAGTATGAAAAGCAATGAATTAAAAGAACTAATTAGATCTGTAATTAAAGAAGAGTTAAATAAAACATTACCTACTTTAATTCCAAAAGTATTGACTGAGATATTGTCAGGAAATCAATCAAGTGTAATTCAATCTACTGAACCAACAAATTTAACTAAAAATGTAGTTAAAGAATCAGTTCAAAAGCCAAAAGAAGTTAAGAAATATTCAAGTAATCCAGTTTTAAATGAAATTTTGAATCAAACTGTTGTAAAAATACCAAGTGAAGGTTCAATGGCTGGACTTGATTCATCTTTTAAATCACAAGCATTTGCAGGTATGAGGATGAATGAATCGGTTGAAACACCACAACAAGCTGCTCCTGTAACTGAAGAACAAGGTAAAGTAATGAATGTTCTTAATAGAGACTTTAGAAGTTTAATGAAAGCTGTAGATAAAAAGAAACAACATGGAACTTTAGGTTCTGGTATGGTATCAATGGGATAATATGAATCCAATAGGACTTACATTACCATTTCAGATTGGTAAAAATGGATATTTTCAACAGAGTTATGATACTTTAACTCAGGTAAAAGCCAATATTACTAATTTGTTAAGAACCAAAAAAGGGGAAAGACGGATGAATCCTAATTTTGGATCTGGTTTACAAGAATATCTATTTGAACAAAATATAGATGAATCTCCTGATATAATAAAACAGATTATAACTGATGAAGTTAAAAATTATGTGCCAGGCGTAACAGTAAATAAAGTGGATATTAATATAGCAAATCAAGAAAAAAATAAACTTACAGATAGTTATATATTATATATAAAAATACAATTTACGATTAATAATCAAACTGATACTGTTAGTTTGAGAATTAGTCAAAATAATATATAATTATGGCAGACATTATACAAAAGTCTTTTAATAGTTCCCGTAGAGAAATTAAGTATCTTAATAGAGACTTTTCTTCTTTTAAAACATCTTTAATTGAGTATTCAAAAACATACTTTCCAAGAACATATAAAGATTTTAGTGAAGCATCTCCTGGTATGATGTTTATTGAAATGGCATCTTACATAGGAGATGTTCTATCATATTATACTGATTATCAATTTAAAGAAAGTTTAATGCCATATGCAGAAGAAAGAAAGAATGTTCTTGCATTAGCAAACTATCTTGGATATAAAACAAAACCAACTAAATCTGCTACTACAAACATTGATTTATATCAATTAAT